CTTGTTAGGATTGAAGTTCACCTCGATATTCGCAGCAGTCGAGTCGAAAGCATTGGAGATATTCAGGTCATATATCTGCCCGAAGATGGAGTCGTTGTTCGGAGTTCCAGGACAACGAATTGTCTTTGAATACTCCGTTGATCTCTTCTCAGGATGCCTGATGTCAGCAATGGAATAATTGAACGAGAACTTGAATCCCTCGAATACATCCAGCCGATTGCCTTCAACATATACCTCAGCCACGTTGTCGGTAGTTTAGAAGTGAATACTCAAGGTCAAACGAGTACTGACGGAGCTTGTCGTTGAGGCTCGTCTGCTTAGTGATTGACCTTCCGTCTATATTAATTGCAATCAGCTCATTTGAGCGTTCCTCGTAGATTGTTGGAGAACTGAACAAGCTCTCCATCCATAAGCTCTCTGCATCCGTTAGATAGCCTGTATTGACCTTGACCTTTTTGGTTGTCTGAGTATCGTATTGAGTTCTCCCTCTGCTCATCTTATCGTATTCCCATGCCGAGCCTGTCCAAGTGTGATGCTGCTGCCGATAGTCCTTCCTCTTTATGTCCTCCCTCTCGATGCTCTTGAAGTTGAAGTTGAACGATTCAAATCCTCCCAATCTTCCGAGCCAATGCAATCTCACTCCGTCAAACTTGGAGCATTCTTGGTCAACGTTAAACGTGATCGTCTCAGAGATGACCTGACCAACTCCGATGTTATCCTGTAACCTGATGATGTAGCTCTTCGCTCCGTTGAGGATAGTCGCTGGAGAGCCTGAGCTGAATAGTGCAGCATCCGTTCTCGGAATATCGTAAGTGCCAATCGGCATCCGTAGGTATCGGAACTTGAAGGAGTCCGTGAGATTAGTTGCGTATGGATTGCTTACCGTAGTGTTATTGATGACCGAGCCTGTTCCATTGTAGCCATCGTAAGTGATGAGCTGGTATCTTGTCGGAGCATTGTCCTCAGAAGCTATCAGGTACAGATACGCACTCTGCTCCGATTTGATCTCTCTTGTGCTTGGCCCATCACTTAGGAACTTCGCTGTTGGAGCACCCGTAGTCATCAGGTAATCCGTAGGATTGAAATCAATCCAGTCGGCTAAGTCTTGCACTCCATTCCAAATGCTTCTCTGATCGTAGAACAACCAATTTGGAAGAGTCTGATATGCTCCGGTAGCTGGGTTGATGTCCTCCTCTTGTACCACAACTCTGTACTCAAGGTGCGAGTTAACGTTTCGATAGAAGGCATTATGTGAAGCTGGAGCAATAGTTATATCCGAACCAATGGCAGACTGCACAATTCTGCTCACATCTGCGTAAGCTCGATTTGGAGTAGTGCCTGAGCCTGGAGTTGCCACAGGGTAAACGACCAGAGTAGCCAAACTGTTCAGAGAAGAGTCAAACACGACAAGCTTGAACCTCTTGGTTGCCGTTGGTTGCGATGTTCCGAACACATACACGTTATCGTTGTATGCGAGCTGGTACGTTGCTGGTTGAGCTATATTCTGTACTGCCATTACTTGTTGTTATTCACGAAATTTATTATTTCAGAGATGCGGAACTCAGTCTGTTCAGCAGCAGCATCTGCCACTCCCTTGACCATATCGTTGTCAATCTTCTTCCTTGCTTCGGTTACGAATGGCCGAGCCTCGTATCCGTTGTTGTGGATGTTCCGAGCAATCGCGAAAGCTGCTGATTTGTATCGAGCCTCAGTCCAGCCTTTATCTGAACCTCCATCGTATTTGCCCTTTCCTCCTGATGTCAACTTCTGTCGAACATTTGGAAGCCTCAACCACTCCTCAATCTTGCCTTGAAGCACTCCAGGAGTTGAGCCTTGAGTTGACTCATCTCTTCCGTAATTCAACTGCTCCCAATAAGGCATAGCAGTGATCTGCATCTTGTAGGTTGTGCCAAATAGCTTAACCTTTGGCTGCTGGTTTATCTTGAGCGACTTGCCGAGCTTTCCTGAACCGACAAGATCATACTTCTGAATCCCCTCTCCAATAGCGTATAGATACTTCTCCTGCCAAGATTCGAGAGCGTTGATGAGTTTATCTTCCGCCATTCTGCTGCTTCATCATTTGGTAGTCGTGGGCTTGTTTAGCTTTCTGAAAAGAGATGAGATTGAGGAACTCCCTGAGCGGTAAAGCGAAGAAAAAACCCCACTTTGTAGCATCGTTATTAGATAAGGAATTGACGGTTGCCAGCCAGCCGTATTTGGCTTGATACGTTTCAACTCTTTCACGAGAGTCCTCTCCGTCCTTCTTGCTTGCATCTCCGAATATGCCAACATAATCTCGGCAGACTTCATCCAATTGGCGAAAAAAAAAGCAGACAACGGTTGAGCGATTGCCACCGGAAGAGAGAGCATCTCTTGAGCTATCTCCTCATGCTTGTCGGAATCGTATTCCGTCCGTTTCCATCCCCACCATTTGCGCTCGTATGGTATAGCGAAGATTGCCATGATCTGATGGAGGTTGTCGATGACCTTATCGGAGTCTCTGAGTAGATGCTGGAGAGTGATGTACTGCCCACCGTTGAGCTTGTAGACATCTGAGACGATTCGATACTTCTTACCGTTGAGCAGGAACTCCCTCGTTAGCTTGTTGGGCATTGGCTGAGAGATAAACTCCAGCACCTTCATGATCTTAGCGTAGCTCTTGAGAGAGAGTTGACTCACATCAGCCAAGTCCATTCCGCTAAGGACGGCAATCATCTCCGTGTTCTTCTGATATACATCAGCCTCCTCATCCTTGAGCAGACCCTGAATTGCTTGGAACTGCTTGAGACTTACCTGAGTCCAATCCTTTGGGAGTTCAATCTTCATTGTATGTAAGTAGATTATTTGTCATTTTGTAGTTTATCGTATCGCATACTTTCCAGCATTCACATTGAGCTTCTCCATTGCCACGTATCTCAGGGCATCAAGAGCGTGATTGTTGTCATCCTCCGGAACGTTGATGGCCTGATTCGTTCTGTGATCCCTCTTCCAGGAGTATGCTTTGAGTTCTCTGATGATATTCAAAGAATCCTTGTGGACCACTATCTCGATGCTCTTGAGCTTGTCGATTCCTGACCTTACCGAGTCAGTTCCCTTCTTGACTCCTCGGATGCGATAGCCAGCTCTCCTGATGTCCTCGATGCTCTTTGGCTCTGCACTATCAGCAATAATCTCATCGTGCCTCTGAAGGCCGCATTTGGCTGCTATGTCTGTATTCGTTAACCCTGTCTCGTATATCAACTCCTTAACCCACAACTTTCCTCCGTTGTATATCACTTCAATGAGAGCCGTAGGATCATGCGTGAAGCCCCAATCGAGTCCGAAGCATCTCCACTTCCACCCTGTAGGCCATTGGTCAGATTCACTCCACCACGTATAGATTGCTCCCTCTCTCCTTGATCTGACTCCGAGACCGTACACCTTCCATTTGAAATCATCAGCAGTACCTTGAGCGAGATTGTGAGCCGTTGGTTCGTAGGACAGAATCTTAGCTCTGATATGCTCCGGAAGATATGGGTTGTCGAGCTGAGTTGAATGGATATACTTCACATCGTCCCTCCGAAGCACCGAGTCAAATATCCAATGCTCATCTGTACTTGGATTGTAATCAAGTAGCCACTTGCCTGTACATCTCTGCTCTAATTGGTCGAAGTCATCCTTTGAAGATTCTGTTGCCTCATTGATCCAAAAGTATCCAGCCTCAATCCCGTGTAGCTTCTGTGAATCATCCAGCCCGTAGAACTCATAAGTTGAGCCGTTGAGCGTATAGATCAGTTCCGTCTTGTTGAACTTCTCCTCATCCCATAAGTCGAGCGACTTGCACACCTTGATAAATGTATCAAGAACCGTTGGCTTGATCCATGTCCTTCGGAGTCTCGCAATGATAATACGCGTTTTCTGCTGATGCCCAAGCGCGAGAAGTGCCTGACATATCGACCACGTTTTCGAGGAACGCGAACCTCCCTCACAGACAACTCCCCTTGTTTCGTTATCATTAATCCCGTCCCATATTTCAGAGAATACTCGAGTGCATTCAAGGTCAACTATTTTTGTTTGGATCATTGATGGTGATTCTGAACTCAGATGGTGCTCCATCGTTTATCGTCTGCTCAACCTCCTCTTTCGGCTTTCCATAGACTCTATCGAAGAGCACATCCAAGATATGAATTGAACCCTTCTCGAAGTCTCTCTGTGCTTTCTTGGCTATCAACGCAATCCAAAACGGAAGCTCCTCATTCGTTGCCATCTCAACCAACTCCTTCCTTGTCTTGCCGAGGATGGTTCTGATAATGTCCTGAGTCTGTGTCTTTGATAGCTTCAGGTTGTGCTCCTCGAGGAAGTGATCCTTCAGTATCGTCTCAATCTTCTTCGGCCTCCCGTTCGGATTGCCACTCTCTCCTTTCTTCCAAGCTGGAAGCAGATTGTCTTCTTTTGCCATCGGTGTTAGTTCGGTGTATCAGGAGTGTGATCCTTCCCGTTTATCTTAATTGGAAGATTCGAGTCGAGCTTGTGCATCCTGTCTATTGTCACTTGGCAGTATTTGGGATCGAGCTCCATTCCGTAGCATTTGCGATTGAGTTGATGAGCTGCTACCATTGTTGTTCCCGTTCCCATAAAACAATCGACAACCGCCTCACTTCTATCCATTAACTTACCAATAACAAACTCAGGAAGATGCATTGGAAATGTATCAGCGTGAACGCTTGAGTACTCGTTGTTTCTTTGTGGAGGCTCTGAATAAACATTGCTTACCGTACCTCTCCAAGAAGATAAAGGAATCGTTCGAGAGTTGTTTTCTTTGTTGAATATAACTAACCATTCAAATGTTGACGAGCAGACTCCCTTTGCCATTGCTGGTTGAGATTGTCCTTTATTCCAAGTCAATATATCAACAAGAGACTCTTTCCATTGATTCAGCCACTC